TCCAACCGCCACGTCTGTCTGCGTAAATAACCGCAAGATCTGGGTGATATGGTTCTTCTCGCTCTCCGATAGTGCGCCTGACTTCCAATGTGATACATCTGTTTGTAACTCTAACTCATCCTCAATCCAGTGGATACGCTCATGCTCTGTGGCATACGTAACAGCCCAAGGGTAGTTGAATGGTTTATAACTTTTGCTCTGTTCCTGCAAGCTCATACAATTGTTTCTCCAGTGTGTCCAGTTTATTGGACAATTCTATGATTGTGTCGTAGGCGTCATTTAATAATTGTTTATTGAAAGGGTCTACGTCTTTGACCAGTTCAATTCTTTCTAGTATTTTGTTGTTCACGTACTCTAATCTCCAGTTCTAGTCCAATGATCTTGGCGTGTTGCTTACGTGCCTTCTCCCAGTTCCTGTTGCACGATGTCCTCAGCAATTTCAACCACGCCTTCTTTAGTTTTAAATCTATCCCTGACATGAGACACATACCTCATCATCCTCAAAGTCCTTCAACGCATTACGGTCCACTTTAGTCCCAACCTTCTCCGCTGTAACACCTGCAGTCGTGCGTAGATAATATAATCCTTTAAGCCCTTCCTTCCACGCCTTGAGGTGTACTTGGTTGACAATAGCCTTGTCAGTACCCGATGGGAAGAACACGTTAACACTCTGCCCCTGACATATAAACTCTTGTCTTTTAGCTGAGTGTTCGACGACCCACCCCTGATCGAGTTCAAATGCTGTCTTAAATGTAGCCTTCTCGTCGTCGGAGAGGAACTCCAAGTGCTGTACAGAGCCTTCATTCTCAAGAATACTTTGCCATACCTTCTTGGTGTTCTTTCCTTTGTCATCTAAGAGTTCCTCCAAGTACGGATTACGAACCGTGTGAGATCCTGCCCTCGTCCTATGAACAAAGCAATTAGATATGCGAGGCTCAATAGAGGCAGAGCAACCGCATAGTATGCTACTGTTAGCGTTAGGGGCAACAGCTAGAAGATGCATGTTTCGCACACCTGTACCCCTACCATCAGGGCATTCTCCACGCTCAATAGCCAACTGGTATGTTGAATACTCTGCCTGTTGTTTGATCTCTTGGAACATCTGATAGTTTTCACTAGCGGCCTGCCAAGATTCCCAAGCTATCCCTTTGCCTTGGAGGTAGCCGTGGAAGCCCATTGCTCCGAGGCCAACTGAGCGTTCTCTGTAAGCTGAGTAAACAGCTTTTGATAATTGTTCTGGTGCGTTGTCAATAAAGAATTGAAGCACGTTGTCCAAGAATCTGATAAGGTCTCCAACCATGCCGCTTGATTTCCAGTCGTCGTATCTTTCGAGGTTGACTGATGAGAGGCAACAGACTGCTGTGCGTTCTTCATTTGTTGCGAGATGGATTTCATTGCAGAGGTTGCTACCCATAATTGTGAGTCCAAGCCGTCTCTGAGCTTCTGGTAAACTTCGTCTGGCTGTGTCGATAAAGTTAAGGTAAGGACTGCCAGTTCTGAAGCGAGCTTCAAGTATTCGTTGCCAAAGTCTGCGAGCCTCGACTGTATCTCTGACAATTCCTGTACTTGGGTCTGTGAGATTCCATTCTGCGTCATTAATTACACTCTCCATAAATTCATCAGTGAGGTTCACTGCATTAAAAAGATTAAAACATTTGCGATTGATGTCACCACCAGTCGCTACCTTGAAGGAGATAAACTCCTCGATATCAGGATGACTTACGTCTAGGTACGCCGCGTAGCTTCCCTTCCGTGTCTTCCCCTGTTTGTACGCTGTCATCTGCGCGTCTACTACTTTCATGAATGGGATTGGTCCCGGAGCTTTGTTGCTCACTCCTCTCACGTCTGACCAGTGCCCACCCACACCTCCGCCCTTTACGGAAAGCCATGCTACCTCCCCATTATGTTCAATAAGGCTATCAAGATTGTCCCCCACGTAAGTAAGGAAACAGCTAATAGGCAACCCACCAATCTTTCCATTCGGTTCTGGGGCATTACTGAGCACAGGTGACGCAAACATGAACCAACCTTTTGAGGCATAGTCATAAATACGTTGTGCCAAATCCAGATCCCCATAACAGTAGGCAACTGCCGCACGAGCAAAAGCCTGCTGAGGAGACTCTTCATTCTCAAGCATATAGTAGTCACGCATAAGCGTAAGTGCTTGCTCACTAAGGCGACTGTCTCTTTCATAATCAATCGTTATCCCAAGGTGTTGAGTCATCTAAGTCTATCTCCAGTGTCTCTTGTTTTTGTTCGATCCGGTCTACGAATCTTTCAACTAAGTCTTCTGAAGTAATCTCTAACGTCTCCATCAGAGTTACCTCATCTAACTGCTTGAGCTTATCCTTAATATCTTCAAGCGTAAACATCTATTTTACCATACTTCAATTAGTTTGTCAAGATAATGTTTGCACTTTTGCAAATCTAATACACCACCCTTGTCCTGAAAGCGAGCGATGTACTTGATTACATTACCAATTAAGTATCCACGGTACTGATCCTCAGTCATCCATGACTGCATTGCATCCCAAGGTTGTATGTCTTTGGATGTGTAATGGTTACCACCAAGCTGATACTCACGGGCCATAGAATTTAGATCAGGCATACCTCTCCCTCAAGTAGTTGATTGACACTGGCATCTCATCGAACGTACCTTCAAAGACTTCATGCAACATCCAGATACCAGACCATGATCCGTTAGTCTGCGGGTTCAAGTAGTCCTCATCATGTTGATAATAGATTCCTGCAAACAATCCAGTGATGCGCTTACCATCAGCACGTTTAGCGTAGGAGATACTACGATCCTGTACGTGACCCATGACACAACTCATATGCTGTTTGTTCAACAGTGCGTTAGAGGAACTTACTGGTCTTCCCATAACACCACTAACAAAGTAATGGCTATAACACACACCATCAATGACCACAGGCTGTAAGAAATCATACACCTCCCATCCCATCTCTGTTAAATATAAATCATCAAAGGACATCAGTCCGTCTAGTTTAGGGTCAGCGTTGATAGCACGAGCAATACGGTACTCGTGGTTACCAAGTGTGAATACCATGCGAGGGTTCCACTGCTTGTCCTTGTTACGCTTGAGCCTCTCTTGTTCCTTACGAATAGGATCAAGGAACTCTTGCATAGCCTCGATGCCTGAGTTGATATCGTTGACGTAGCGTCTGCCCTCAAACGATTTCTTACCGACATCATACGTTGATAGACTAGGTAGATCAAAGTGGTCACCAATGTGTATGATCACATCAGGCTTTTTATCTACGGCATATTCTCCTGCCCAACGCAAGTGATCAATTGGATGATCAGGTTTTACTTGCGTGTCAGGTATGACCATATGTTTAATCATGCTTAACCTTCTTCAATAGTTCAAAGAAATACTCTGCATCAACAACAGCTAAAGGCTTTCTTCTGTTTTCTTTAACGATGACAAGTGGCTGTGCATCGCCTCGATTGTTGCACTGGTCAATAAAACGATAGACTCCAACTCTCGCAAGCGACTTGCATTCGACATCGAACGGGAAAGACTTGCGAGCCAAAGGGCTAAGTTGAAGATCACTGCCACTAACACCCATGCTTGTACTTCTAACATCATCCTCCTCCAGATGGGGATACACATCGAGAACTTGGTCACGCGCCCACTGCTGTAGCTTACGCCCCTTCGCTTTCGCTGACTGCGTTTTCACTTGGCGGACTCCATAACTCATTCTCCTTGCGTTGTAAGTATAACAACACTCCGTTCTCGACAGCCCTCTCGTGGCTTCCTAACTCCTCAACACAAACATCAAACATCTCCCGTTCACTCAGTCCATTGAGTAATTTGTGAGCTTTCTTAGGGCCAATACCTTTGACACCTATGATGTTGTCAATGCGGTCACCAACAAGAAACTGCATATAGAAGTTGAGCAATCCCTGCTCTGCGGTGATGTAATACTTCTCCTTCTTAACAAAGTTGTAGTGCCATCCTTGCACTTGATCAAAGTCTTTATCCAAGGAGACGATGATGGAATCGTCACCGAACTTGGTTGCCTCGATTGCAATTGCATCGTCAGCTTCGATCCCTTCGTACACGTCACCGTTCCATGAGTATTGAAGGTACTCCCGCAAGAGACCATGATGTACTGGTTTCTCTCCCTTGCGGTTGCCCTTGTAAGGTGCAGTGATGGCGTAGTCATGCCGATAGTTTGAACTGCCAGTTAAGTATGTCCTCCATGTTGAACAGTCGATATCAAACATCAGCATGTCTTCCAAGAACCTAGCCATCGTCCTGATAGCTATGTCCTCAGATTCCTCTTGAGTTGCAAATCCTATGCGGTAACAGAGGATGTCGCCATCAATCAGTGCGATCACAGAGTCTCTTCGTCCTCAGCCATCTCATTGACTTCAGGTGCTTCATATTTGTTCAGGTCAGTGATCACAAGTTTAGCAATGCTTAACGACATACCTGACTGACCAGTCGGTGACTTCCAAGAATAAGGCTTGACCATAATGTTCGCCTTAGAACCATTGCCTACCTTGATGCTTGAAGGAATCACGTCACCATTCTTATCGTGTGGTGTGATCTCGTAGTTCTTAGACTTGCACGTAATGAAGAACCCTTTCTCTGGCTTGTTAGCATCAGAGCGTACAGTCACGCCAGTCTTCTCGATAGCCTCGATCTGATCGTCATCGAGGTTCACAATATCGACTTGGTACTTACCGCTGAGCTTGTTACGCTCATACAGGAAGGGCCACATCAACTCTACGTTGTCAAGTTTAAATACTTCGCTCATACTTTTCTCCTATAGGAAGTAATAGAACATATATTATAACACACATTGTTAGTGCGTGTCAAACCAATTGTTACCAATCTTTGCTTCGGCATCTACGGGACACCGAAACCCCAACACCTCACCCGCTTTGCGAGCAGAGGCTACCATGATTGACGCAACAGTTTCCGCATGTGGTCTCTGTGCTTCAATCTGGATTTCATCATGCACGAATGCAACTTGCTGTACAGGAAGTCTTTGTCTCTTGAACTCTTTGTGCGCCTCGATGCACCACTGCTTCGCAATAATAGCACCACATCCTTGCAGTAATGAATTAAGTGCGGCGTGTTCGCTACGCACCAGTATTCTTCTACCATCCAAGCCGGGTACGTACCCTTTGACCGCCACCTTCTTAACTTTCTCCATAAGTCTTGATAACGCAGGGGTGTTGCGATAAAAATTCTGGAGTACTTCACTCCCTTCACGCGCACCTCCGCCGACAATACTACCAACCTTGGCCGGTCCTGCACCGTACAATGTCGCGTATATAAGAGTCTTAGCCTGCGGTCTCGTAATGCCTGCGGCATCAGCGTTCTTCTGATGGATGTCCCCATTCAATAGTTCCTCTGTCCACTCGTCATCCTGCATGTAATGTGCAAGACAACGTAACTCGATCCCCGAAAGATCCGTCCCGCATAAGACGTTACCATCATCAAC